TCCTAACGGATTACCCCCCGAATCAAATGAGCTCGAAATTACAACGATTATACCACAGGATCAAGAGCAACCCGTTAGGGTTACTCCGGTCCCGAAAACACTTAAAGGACCCCGAATCATCGCGATAGAGCCTTGTTGCCAACAATTTGTGCAACAAGGGATTCGAGACTTGCTTTATCGCAAGATCGAATCCTATTGGTTAACGCGTGGCCACATCAACTTCAGTGACCAATCGATTAATCAGAAGCTCGCGCTGAGTTCGTCTTCTACAGGTCAATTAGCAACGATTGATCTTTCAGATGCAAGTGATAGAGTTCCTCTTTCACTTTCTCTGGAAATGTTTCGTTCAAATCCTGATTTTCAGGATGCGATTGAGGCATGTAGAAGCAACAATGCAGAGCTTCCGAACGGGACAATTATTGGCCCGCTTCGGAAGTTCGCATCAATGGGTAGTGCTCTCTGTTTCCCCGTGGAGGCCATGTATTTCTACACAGTTTGTGTAGTGGCACTCCTGGAGATCCAGAACCTTCCTGTAAGTCCACGAAACGTTTTTAACGTTTCGAGAGGGCTTTACATATACGGTGATGACATAGTCGTCCCCGCAATGTATGCGGTATCTGTTCTCGACCACCTGCGAAAATACAATTGCAAGGTGAATGATGCGAAGACTTTCTATCGCGGAAGCTTTAGAGAGTCTTGTGGCATAGATGCCTTTGACGGATATGAGGTTACACCTACATATCTTCGTCAAGAGCGTCCTGAGAACAGGCAGCAAGCTGATCGACTTATTTCTTGGACCGCCACGGCAAATTCCTTTTATCTAAAAGGTTATTGGCGTACGGCTACCTTCATGTTTAAAACACTTGAAGGCATACTTGGGAATCTTCCCTATGTATCAAGAAACAGTCCAGCCTTAGGCCGTATCTCGTTCTTGGGCTATTGTTCCGCTGAAAGGTGGAACAAGGGTTTACAACGCCTTGAAATTAAGGCGTTTGTACCAAGTCCAGTTTACCGAAAGGATAAACTGAGTGGATACGGTGCGCTGTCGAAGTATTTTGCTAGTTCGGTCGTTCCAAAAGAGCGACCGGTGCAAGCAGATGCTCGACCTAGATGGACGTCTGTCGCGGTGGGTAGTCTCTTGAGTGAGAACTATCCGTCGATCGACAAGCGCCATCTTGAGCGCTCTGCACGGCACGGTGCCGTAACACTTAAACACCGTTGGGTCCCCTCGCTATTCTGAGGGGTTGGTGCTTCTATAGCACCTGGGGCTTTCTGACGGCAACCAACAAGGGTTGGCAGTGCAGGCGAAAGCCCCTGCCC